TGGACACTTTGATACCTTCTGGCTTGTCTTCTTCGAAACGAGTCACAAGTTCTTCTCCAGAAGTCAGTTTTACCGTAATAGCATCTCCCTGCTTGTATGGGGTTTCAATAATCATTCAGCCTCCTGCTTTTTCATGTGTGCTTTAAGTTCTGTAAAGCCTCCAATATACTTACCGTCTATAAATATCTGTGGTACGGTCTTGGTTCCTGGTGCTGCTTCCTGTAACTGCTCTCGTGTCCAATTGCCTCGAGAGATATTTCTTTCTTCATACGAAATGTTATAGTCTGCGAGCAGCTCTTTGGCCCACTCGCAGAACATACAACCATTCTTACTCCATACTATAGCACTCATGCTTCACAAGCCTCACAACTCATAATATCTCTCACAAGTTCCTGAGCAGGATTGGAAGAACGTTGATAATAGAATGTTTTTATTCCCAGTCTCCATCCCTCAATAATAAGAGCATTCACATCCTTAACAGGAGCGTCAGGCGGAATCATAAGATTAAGACTTTGACTTTGATCTATGTGACGCTGCCTTGCCGCTGCCTGCTGAACAATTGTGATAGGTGTAATCTCGTCAAAAGTAGCGAACACTGCTTTCTCTGTCTCACCTAAGAAATCTAAATGCTGAACAGAACCATTATTAGTAAGGATGCTCATCCAGGTTTCTTCATCGTTCTTGCCATAGGATTCTAATACCTTTTCGAGGTAAGGATTCTTATAGGTAAAAGAACCCTTTGCTAGATCCTTTGTGAAGTAGTTAGAACGCAGAGGTTCAATGGAAGGTGATACCTGTCCAAGAATGAAAGAACTTGAAGTTGTTGGTGCGATAGCAAGACGAGTAAGGTTTCTCTCACCATAACCAATCATTCCGTCTGGCTCTCCATAGCGAGCTGCCATATCTACACTTGCCTTGTGAGAACGTTCGTCCATAAACTTGGAAATCTCTGCTGCGAGACTTGCTGCTTGGAATGATTCAAAAGGAATCATTTTGGATTGCAGATAGGAATGCCAGCCTAACTGTCCGATTCCAAGAGCTCTCCAACGCTTGGCAAAGTTGTATGAACTTTCCATGAAAGGAATCTCTGCTGTCTTGTTGATATAATCTGTCATAACAGCATCGAGAAAGTATGTCAGTGTTTCAACTGCGTCTGTGTTCTTCCACTCGTCGTAGGTAAGAACATTCATTGATGCCAAATTACAAACAAAACTTTCGTCGTCTGCGGATGGCAAGCAAATCTCAGAGCAGAGGTTTGATGCATAAACTTTTCTGTTCTTGTCTTTTAAGACTCTGGGCTTCCCGTTATTGACATTGTCAGTAAAGAATAGATAGGGATAACCGCTTTCCTTGCGTTTGCGCATTACTCTGGCCCAAAGCTGGAGTTTTTTAGCATCAGTAGAAGCCAGCTCGCCTGCCTTGACACGCTCACCTTCTTCAATCATTGCCTCCATCCAGGCGTCAGAGATGCAAAGACCAAGGCTCATATTTTGAATAGAATGACCAACTTCTCTAATCTCAAGGAATTCTTCTACATCAGGATGTTCAATGTCTGTGTATGCAGCAAAAGAGCCGCGGCGAACAGAGCCCTGTGAAATTACATCTGTGACACTTTCAAAGATGTTCATAAAATGCACAGGACCGTCTGCTACACCACCTGTTTTGATTTCAGAACCACGAGGACGAATGTTACCAAAGTAACCAGAAGTGCCAGCACCGTGCTTGGTCTGCATTGCAACTTCAGATGCCTTGCCCATGATCTTGGAAATCTCATCTCCTACATAAACACCGTTACAGGAGATTGGCAGGCCTTTGTTGTTGCCAAAGTTTGACCATACAGGAGAAGAAAGCGAATAGAATCCTCTCCCCATATAATCATAGAACTTGTCTGCAAATCCTTCTACATCTAAAAATCGTTCAGCAGTGTCTGCGATTTCTCTAATTCTGTCTTCTGCACTCTGACCTTCATCTAGGTAGCCTCTCGACAAAAAAGTACGAGAGTCTTGGTTCAACCAATCAAAACTCATTCTTATCCCCTTTGTTTCTGTTTTAAAATAGTTCGTCTGCTGCAATTCCTTGTCCCTTGGAGTATTCTACCGGACGCTTCTGGAAGAAATCAGTCATAGTAGCACCAAGAAGAGCTTCGTCGAACCAAAAAGTCTCATCAGCAAGTTCTTTGTTGATTTCGATCATGGAATGATCAAAGCCGATCTGTTCCATTGATTCTTTCATTCTCTTTGCAACAAATGCTTTTAGAATTTCTGCATTAAGACCTTCTACAGCGTAATCGCCTACCATCCAGTCAATGACACGACTTTCAGCTGCGAGGCTGTCTTGGATTTCTTCTTGGATACGGCTTTCGAGCTCCGCATCAAACATCTCTGGATACTCTTCTCTCAAAGTGTTAATTAACTGTATTCCTACCTGAGCGTGTAACATTTCTTCGTTTCTTGTGTATTGTACCTGTTGGGCACAATCTTTTAGCACAGCTTTGTTTCTGTTGAAGTGCAGAATTATGTAAAACTGTGAAAATAGACTAACATTTTCTACGAACAATGTAAAGAGAATAATTGAATAAATGAACTGCTTTTTATCATCTTCATAAACTTTTTCGTTGTATTTGCGTAGGTAATTTACTCTGCCGCGAATAACCTCTTCATTTAGGTTTTCTTCGAACACGTGAGTAAGATGCAGAACATCAAGCAACTTCTCATAGGCCATATTGTGAATGACTTCAGAGTTGGCCATTGCGTATCCAAGATCATTTATAGAAGGATGCGGTAGATGCGTGCCTACATTTGCCCAGAAACTTTTAACAGCAACTTCTATTTGCCCAATTGCTGATAGAGCTCTTACAATAACTTCCTGCTCTTCCTGTGTAAGTTCCTGTTTAAACTGCGAATAGTCTGAACGAAAGTTAAACTCGTCTGGGGTCCAAAAGCCTGCCCATATAGCATCAATGAACTTTTTGGTCCAAGGATACAAATCTGGCTTTCTTGATATCTGTGGTTCGAATAGCATTTCTTTTTCTCCTTATTTTTTAGATGGTGATGACTTCGTCGTCCTTCAGACGAGGCACCTGTGTTCTTATCTACTTCGTGTGTTAGAGAGACACTGTATATCGGTGTTGCAGTTTAAGATCAGAAGGGAGTTCAGAATTTGCAACATGTGTCTCTCCATTATAGCCAACGACTCTTTCACCTACAAAGAGCAAGTAATAAAGCTCTCCTGTTCCGTCGCTGCGTCGTATATGTATCTCGAACTCCTCCTCCGAAAAGCAGTCAGTTAATTGTAAAGTATAACATATTCCTAGCAGTTTACAAAACTCACAGTACTGATTTTCTTTGATCAATTCCCAGGGGTTTGGCCAAGTAGAACGATCATATGGATCTGTGTGAATACTTACCCAAGGTGCTTGCTCATACAAGTCGATCGTGGCTTGGATTGGATCTGCTTGTTCAGGTATCTCTTCTCTGTATTTTGCCCAGGAGGCAAGACGTTGTTCGAATGATTGAATGTTTGAAAACATCAAATAATATCTGATCGATGTGCTTTTATCATAAATGTCATGTAAGTTCTATCATTAACTTGTAGGTCGGACGTAGCCTTGACATCAATAGTATCGAAACCGCCGCTCGAACTATGATCTCTTAGCTGCGCTTCAAATTCTACTGCTTCAAGATTGTTGTTATCTTCTTCACCTACATAAAAATATTCATCGTATATTTGCACAGAATTATCAGGCTCGTAGGTTACAAGAGAAAGTGTTCCTTTTCGAGTAAACTTACTGTCTGTTACCATCATATAGTCAATTTCATAGGATTGGTTTATGATACCCGGCAGCCTAAATATTCTCTGTGCAACAGTTTGCCTACCAAAATCTACTTCGTTTTCAAAGTGTAATTCGTAATCCGCTGCGCCTCCGATTTCCGAAATATAAGGAACAGTAGAGGATGCTGCACCAGAAATTAAAACTGCCGTGCGTGAAAAATAATCGCCTATGCTCTTGTTCGTTTTTGTATCAAATTGAACAATGTGAGTAGAAGGCGTTAAATCACTACCTGCCATATTGCCTACAAGTTCAAAAACATTGTTCTCACTGACGTTATATTTGCCTTGTATAACCCAAATAGCCTGTTGATTAATGTCTCTAAAAGTCGTATTTTTAATGGTGTTATTGACAGGTCCTGTCGCCTGTCCCGGATTTCCAATGATCGTGCCCTGCCCAAACACTATTCCAAAACCACAAAGATTAAACAGGCAATTATCAAAAACATGATTGTCTATATCATAATCTGATTTCACAGCATATGAAAATCCAGTGAAAGCACAATCTTCAAAGGCGTTGTTTTTTGACTCTACTACAGAACTAAGAGAAGTAATTTCTAAACCAATGTTATCGTTTACAACAGAATCTGAAACTTCCCATGTTCCTTTTACTGCAATGTCTCGAAAGACACTATGAACACAATTTTCTAAAACCATGGCTTTTGAATTATCAAACAGTTCTATTGTTAAGCCTTCGAACAAAATATTTTGTGTTTGATTCTGTAGAGAAGTGTTGTCGCCGTATGCATCATCGTCGGCAAAATTAAAGTAGTTTCCAGGTGTGCTGAAAGCATTTACGGTTTGGATAGCAACAGGAACAGAAGAAACCTGTTTGAACACAGTTTTGCCAGAGCCGGCGCCTTTTATAGTTGCATAAGGCGGAATATATAGTGTGTCTGATAGATTGTAAGTGCCCGCTTCGACGTGCAATACAACTCTACTTTTAGGTGTCGCTTTGTCAGTGTTGAGGTAGAGTTGGTCAATTGCTCTCTGAAGTGCTGCTGTGTCATCTCCGGAACCGTCGCCTCTTGCTCCGAATGCTCTTACAGAAACTCTGTCGTCTAATCGTTGTTGAAGATTTCTTTCTACAGGAGAAGAAGAGTTTGGTCCGGTAAGTAGAGATCCGTCATCTTGTCTATAGGTATAGGTGCTGGCGACTGCAAAGATATTGTCAAATTCCGTAAGTATCTTTGTGTTACCTACGGCAGGAGCTCCTTCGGAAACAGAGCCGTTTCCTATGTAAAGTTCTCTTGTGTCTATTGCCCAGCCTAGTTCGCCTGATGCAAGTTGTGGCAATCCAGAACCTGTGTTTTTTTGACCTCTTCTATGCTGTATCCTCGAGATTTGTACAACCGCCACTCTATTCTCCTGTTTAAAGTATTTATCGCTCAAACAGATTGTTCATAGTAGGCATATACCCGGTTATACCATTCGTGACGCCATTCTGCATAGTCTGCAGGCCATATATCAAACTGCTGGTATTCTTCTCCGCCCAGTTCTAGGTTGTTTGTGCCGCGAGTACACATAAAGATATGTCCTTCCTGTATATTTGTGCCGTAGAGTTCATTATGGCACTCTGCATAGGCCACTAGCTGTAAGAAATAGTTTTCGATCCATTCTATTTTTTTCTTTTTATTCGCCTGCTTGAAGTCCATAATTGCAGGTTTGCCGTTGTATGTTCCTACCAAGTCGGTGGTTCCCGCATACATATTTGGCATATAGAGATTAACTTCAGAACCCCATACTTCTGTTATTTTAGGAAAGGCTTCCTGTTTGATTTTAGATGCCATGCAGTGTGCTTTTTTAGAATAAGGATTGGAACCGGGTTCTGGCCACTCCCCTTTTTCAACATAGTCTTCTAGATACTTGTGCAAACGTGTACCAATAGCAGCAGCTTCTTTGGTAATTTCGTTTGCTTTGTGTTCGCCTACTCTCTTGCGCCATTCTAGCAGGCCGGTTTTATCTGCCGTGGCATCTAGTATAGTAGTTACACTAGCAACTGCGTTGCCGTCGGGGGTTAGATATTTTCTTTTGCCGTCTACATTCTTGCGTTTTATTTCGGGATAGTTAAATTTTTCAACAATTAAAGTCACATAAAATCCTTTTTGTAATCATACAATTATACGAGATTAAGAATTTGTGTCAACCTATATTGTCGGAAAGATCAGTAGCTGCCTTGGCCATCTTGCTAACAGCGTTACTGTCTGTGTCTTTATCTACAACACCGTCATCCTTTTCTTCAGCATTTATTTCAATGCCTTCAGAACTAAAGTTATCTACAATTTCTTGTATTTGTGGATCAGCATCGTAGGCTGCTTTGAATGAATCGTAGGTAAATTGAGGAAGACCCATCTTTTCCATAATGTCGTTAATATTGACATTGATAGAATCGGGCTTTTTGGTTTCTGGGGTAGGTTTATCGAAATGTGCAAAAACAGGCTGTTTTTTAGACTCTGCAGAACCTTTAATGGTTCTTAAAGCCATAACTATTTTCTGTGTTTGCGGATCGCTTTCATTTACTTTTTTTTTGAAGTTAGCAGCGATGCAAGGCGTCTTGAACGCTCTACAGATTCACGTTTTTCACGTCCTGCTTCTTCCTCGCCGCCTGCAGCTGGTTCTGCAGCAGCGAATTCATCTTCCTCTTCACCGCCTTCAGTGTCTAGGTCAAGGTCAAGATCTCCTTCTTCTTGATCAACGGTTGGTTCCATTTCTGTGTCAAGGTCGTCACCAGGCATGTCTTGAACTTCTTCGCCTGCGACAAGTCTTACACCTGATACAAGAGTCTCACGTGTCTGTTCTAGTGATTGATAAAGGCTTTCGAGCGCAGGCTTCACGGTAGAAGTAAATTGTTCTGACTCGTTTTCACCAAGTTCGTCGCGAATCGAATCACCCAGCTCAAGCATGGATTCTGTCTGCATTTCTGCTGTGTCTTCCATCCAGCCTGTGATTTTATCTACCATGTTCTTGGCAGCCATAACAAGTTCTGCTTGTTCTTCTGCGCCTTCTCTCAGAGCAGACTCCATTGGCATTCCTCTTTCTTGATCTACTTCGTTTGCAGATTTCATATAATCTCTTGCTGTGTCGATATAGCTCATTGCAAGAACAATTTTCTTTTGAACCCACTCTGGTAGATTTTCGTCTGTTTGAATAATTTCACCGAGTTCGTCGGCAGCATCTTCGATTGTAGAAAGTTGTTTGTGTGCCATGCCACCCTCATAGTCTAGGTCGTTGTGATCTTCTGGCGGAACATCGTCGTCAAATGCTCCTTCAAAAGGCAGTCTCTGTTGTCCCGGAATATAGTTGTCGTCTCTTGGACGGTCAATCTTGTCTTTTATTTCATGCTTGGCATCTGAAATAGCAGTTTCCATATTGTCGTAGTATTCATGATGAAGCATTTCGCTCGAATCGTCGCTCTTGATATACAAAGCAAAGGGATAATCTGTTTCTTCATCGACCTTTGGATCTTTTGTGATGACGACTGGAATCGATTCGAACTCTTTGCCAGGCTTGTAACTGAATGCTTTGACGACTTTTTCTGACTTTGATATAGGCTTAAAGCCAGATAGAATTTGCTTCATTTTGGCCTTTGTATCAGTAGCGCCTTCTTCGACAGATTCTCCTTTCTTGGCAGGAATGCCTTTGTGTTTTGTGCCCGCGAAGTCTTCTAGGTCCTTTTCGCTCATGCTGTCATACATTTCTTTCGAAGCACCTACCAGCTCAGATACAGGAATCTCACCGCGCTTCGCTGCTAATGCTGCGCCTGCTGCTTTCTGCTGTGCTTCTGATTCTGCTTTCTCTGTGACTTGAACTGCTTCACGTTCATTGATTTCAGCATTTAAAACATCTAGGAAGAGTCTGTTTTTCTGATAGCTGTCTGAATGATGAACAGCGCCGAATGATTCATTTGTTTCAATTTGACTAAGGGTTGTTCTTAGTTTATTACGAGCATTGTAAAGTTGGTCAAGAGAAAAATCTTCTAGTCTAATTCTCTTACCAAAACGTTTTTCTAAACTTTCATTAAGTGCTTTTGCTGTCACAGGTTTTGAAATGTCACTGATGTTCATTATACTCTTCCTAGTATTTGTTAAGTGTATTTAGCTTTGAGGGAATATAAATGACCGCAACTTGTCACGTATATCCTTGATATGAGCGCGGGAGTCTTCGAATCTAATTTTCGTACATTGACGTGTTTCTTCTTTTTCTGTGTTTTCTATTTGATTTCTATAAAAAACACAATCTATGAGATTCTTCTCCAGCAAGCGGTCTAGTCTTTGAATTTCTAAATCGTTAGTATTTTTTCGATGGCTGTTTTTAGCGTAGGCAACAGCAGCAATTTTAGTGTAGAACTGTTTTTGAAGTGTTTTGTTTTTAAAGACTTGATATACGCCGTTTTGTTTTTTTATCACGCAGTCTAGTAAGAAAATTCTATTTCCTTTCTTGACAGGAAACAGAGAAGGATCAACAGGTGAGTCAATTAGATTTTCAATTTCTTTAATTAAATTCATTTTTTACCACAAGATAAGAATTTTGATAGGGTATTTTAATTACCAAACTCTTGCGTATGAGGTTTTCAATTACGAAACGATCTCGTGCGTTAAAAGTTTCAATAGAATGCGCTTGGTCTATTTTTTCTAAAACACGATCTTCTTCGTTTGAAGTATAGATTTTGAGTTCGTCTAACAGCATTACACTGTTCCTTGAGTGCCTACTGTTCCTTGAGCAGATTCTGGTTCGACATCAATTTCTTCACCTGGTTCTATGTCGTCGGCGACTCCGCCTGGCGTTTCAGGATCAAGCACTAACTTTCCGTCCTTGTCTCTCGTCACAGTTCCTGGTTCATTGACTTTCTTGGGGATTTTTGTTTCTATACCGCTTTCTGGATCTCTCACTACTATCTCATTAGGTCTAACTCTTGTGACCTTTCCTGACACCTGTTCATTTAAAATTTCTGATATTTTCATCTGTGTTACCTATTGAGATTCTTTAATCTTCTTGAATATGGATTGCGGCGGCGAGTAAGATTGCTTTTATAAGCTCGCTGTCCTGCCATTCTGGATTTTGTTCTTTTCAGTCTAGCACTGCTTTTGGTTTTGAGAGGAGCATGGCAGGAAGCAGGTGAAGCCATAACTCTGCCTTTTCTTGGCCCGCTTTTACAGCGAAATTTGCGAACGGTTTTATTACCCGTTCTTTTCCAAGCGTTCGTTGCAACTTCTAGAATTTCTTCTACTTTCATCGTCTTCTAGTTGCCTTGTTTAGGGCTTGCACTCTGCGTGATGCTGGATTTACTCTTTTTGTTCTGCGAGCTTTCCTGGACATTTTTTTGCCCAGTCTTGCTTTTGTTCTTTTTAGTTGAGCTCGTGCTTTAGTATCTGGTGCTCCGTAACACTTGCTCATAGAAGGAACAATTCTTCCTTTTCTAGGGCCGGAGGTGCATCTAAACTTTCGCACGACTTTGTGACCAGAACGTGCCCAGATCTGTTTTTCAGTCAAACCTTCTGTGATTTCGCTGATACGCATAAAACTATTTATGCTAGAAATTTACAAGTAGAACAACAATTGTGGAGAGTAAGCCAGCTACAACAGTGCCAACAGCGCCTACAATTACTTTGATCATAGACTTGTTACCGTTTGTGATGTCTTCGTGAATGACTTCAACTTTGCTTTCTATCTTAGTAAGCCTGTCGTCAAGATTTTGATAACGCAGAGCGCAGAGGTCTACGTGGGCTTCGAGGCTTTCTTTTTCAAGTTTTGTGGTATTACCCATAGGATCAGACATCATTCACTCCGTTCTGTCTTGCCGCCTTGCGAATGTGCCTTGTTTGCCTCTACGCAGTTACTTATCAAGAATCGTTCTAATCTTTATATGGTAAGATAACTGTGTTTTTGGTTTTTGGATCTTTTGTGGAAAAAATAGGCGGGTAGATCTCTGCAGTTTCGTCTAGATCGGTAATCACAGGCACTAGATCAAAATCTTCTAGAAATGCTTCCATGCCAGGATCACCGTATTCTATTTCAAATTCACACTCCCAGTATCTCTGCTTGCCTTTGAATGCTGTTCCGAACTCTAGGTCTTTTATGCTATCTACATGCGATACAGTTTTTAAAGGAGCAGGATTTGCCCTTAGACCGAGACATTGTATCACAGTATTATAATTTGCCTGCTGATTGACTTCTAGTTTGCTAGGTCCGTGATGTTCGCCTGTTTCGGTTATATCAACCAAAGTTCGTAAAACATAAATCATTGTCGTATTTACGAGTCATAAAAAAAGGGCCCATATAATATGAGCCCTCGATCCTAAGGTAGTTAGGAATCTTACTCGGCGTAGTCAGCAACTACGTCGTCTGCGAAGAAAGTTGCAGTTAGAGCAACGGTTGTACCACTTAGATCTTTACCATCAACTTCGCCTAGAGCCTGTATTTGGTCTTCTAGGTGTTCTGCGAAGGTTAGATCGTTACCAGTACCATAGTCGCTGCTTGGGAACTCGCCTTCAACAAATACATCTAGTGCGCTAGAAGTTGCTTCTCCTACGAGAACTAGTGTTGCATTTTCAGTTACAGTCTGTAGGATTTCTTGTAGAGCACCGTCTGGTCCTAGTGAATCAGTGATGTCTGGTGTGATTGTTAGTGTGAAGTGTGATACGGACTTTCCGTTGAAAGAACGTGCTTCGTTTCTTAGAATTGGGTTTACCTTTGTTACTTCAGGCATTTTATTTCTCCTTGATATCTTGTCTATCCTTTATGGATGACTTGCAATTATTTATCTTTTACGGCGTTTTCTTTGAGATTTTGCACGTTTTTGAAGTTGTAATAGACGCTCTACATACTCGGGACCGCCTTTTACTAGATCAACTACAAGATCTATCGCAGGAGTCATCGCTCTAGCGACATTTGAAGGTATGGTTTTTCCTTCCTGTGCTAGTTCTATATACTTTATTGCAAGGAACAACTTGTCTTTGCCTACAATTTTTTGTAAAAATACAAGGTCTTTGTTTGTGACAATTTCGTCTGGTTTAGATACAGAAGGTTCTCGATCTTTAACAGACGCAGATTGTAGATTTCTTTCGTCTGCTAGATTTTCTAGATCATTTATTATGTCGCTGGATCTTAGTTTTGCTCTTGCAGCATACAGCAGTCTTGTAGTAGCAGTTCTTATATCTTTGTTTGACGCTTTGCGAAAGTTTGTAACGACTCTTCTTATGCTTTTATAGGAAGAATTATTCACTCGCATGCTTTTTTCTGCTTCCATAAAAAACGCAGATACGTTGCTAGGAGTTTGGCCTGCGCCTAATTTGGAAAGATATCTATTAATTGCCATAATAGGCACGTGAGTTCTCTGCCTTGCCTGTTTGGCATCTTCCGGGTCGCGTAAACGTTCGAGTGCTTTGTCGTTGCCTGTAGCAAAATAGAGGAAGTTATATAGATCTGTTGCGTTCATTCTAAAATAGTCATAGCCTGTGTATCTTGCAGTATTGCGTGCGTAGGCTATTGTCTTTCTTTCAAAGTCAGGAAACTGCCTCATCAATTCTAGAGAGAGCAAAATGAGATAGGCTCTTTCGCAGCAGTCAAGATAACTCAACTTCTCAGTCTGTGACTGAGTTCTAGTCATTCTTGCTTCTGTAATTTCTCTAATAAAGTCCATTAGTTTCTGTCTCTGATCATGCTTTCCAATTCTGCTACTCTTTTTTCAAGATCTTCTATCCTTGCAGAGTGATCCTCGTCTGCGGTATCACTATCATTATCGACGTGTGTTAGATGACGCAGCAACGCAGACAGGTCATCCGGAGCATTAGGATATTGGCCTCTGATAGCAGCAAGCGCCTTCATTGTTGTGCTATCAAAGCCCTTTAGTTTTCCTTCTTCGTCCTCTTTGTCGTCTTCTACAAGGTCAATAAGTTTTCTCAGATCCATTAATGTAGATACCTTTTTACAAATAGATGAGCCATTTCGTGATAAGAAGTTTGATCAAGAAAATCTACAAGACCGTCTGAACCTTGAATATCTCTTAGAAATGCTTTCTTGACTTCTGGTTTTACTTTTTCTGTAGTAGCAAGCAGTCTAAGTGCCTTGGCTTGATCTGCTGATACTTCGTGTTCTTCACCATCATCTGTGGTAACGGTATTGATTGGTTTAGGTGAGTCTTGAGAGTCAAGCAATTTACCTAACTGATCATACATAGGGGTGCCCTTGAAACCTTGACCTTCTGGTTCTTCGTCGTCCTCGTCTGGATCACCCATTTCATAGTCTTCGAATTCTCTGAGATGTTCTTTCACAATGCTCTCGATGTGTTCCATATAGTCTCTAAATTCTCTGCTGTCAGACATTTCTAAATCTCCTTGTGTTAGTCCCATGCCTTTTCTTACGGCTGTGTATAATTCGTCTGCTAGATTTTGATCAGGCACGCCCTGTGCGAACTGTTCAAAGTCTTCTGATCTTGCAAGTTCTCGCATTTTTGATGCGCTCATGCCTTCTGCACCTTTCGCATCAGGATCTCTTTCGCCGGCGGAAACTACTTGAATAGAATCAAAGTCATAGCCTTCGCCGCCGTTGTATTTGTTTATAAGTGCTTCAAAATCGTCTACCCGATCAGACCCTGCTACATAGACAAGATTCTTATAACCAAGGTCGTGTATCTTGTCAAGTGCTTGTATGATTGTTTTTACTTGGGGAGATCCTATTGTGATACCAGGAAAGAAAAACTTCGCAAACTTCAGTTTGGTCTGAAAGTCTAGTGGATCTGTCTTTGGCTTTTGGCTTTGAGAAAGAAATAGATAGGGATCGCCTGGCAGACTTTTTATCTTGTCTACCAGTTTCTGATGACCTATTGTAGGCGGATTCATCCTGCCGAATGCCATTACCGCAGTGTCTTGTTTTGCTTCTGTAATTTCTCTTAGTCTCACCTATCTCTCCACTGCTCGATTTATTCTCGAAAATGTCTGTCTCGGCACGAGTTTAATATCGCCTTCTGGGTGTGCCAACACATAACCTTCACCACCTTTTTCGCCTGCCATGCTCTGTTTGACGGAAGTGCTTTGTGTATCGAACTGATCTATTATTCGATTCTTTACAGTCATAATAGAACTAACAACACGCCATAGTGCAGCAAATGCTTTTTCGTGTTCCTGTATGTAGTTTTTGACATTTTCTTTTTTGCGTTCAGATATTCTAGGCTGTCTTTCTAGCCACGCAACAAAATCTTCTCCTAGGTTTTCTAGACCTGTGTCTACCTTGGAGTTTGTGTATGCATACAGCATATTAGGAAAGTCTTTCATCTTGTTTTCTGTGAGCGTGTCTTTGTTCAACAGTTCATCTAGGCCTGCTGCGTTCTGTTTAATTACTTGTGCGAGTTGGTCTGTTTGCTCGTTATCTATTTCCGCAGGCTTTTCTACTGACACAGGCGGAACAACTAGAACTTCTGAACCTTGGAATACGTCAGCATCTTGCACTTCAGATTCGTTGCCTTCTAGATCCATTTGTCTATGTATTACAACCCCTGTTTTAGATTGGCCTATTCTCTTGCCGAGGTCAGAATCTACATCTACAGCATACTCTACTACATTTGGTTTGAATACATAGTTGTTGTTTTTTACAGGCGGAGTTGAGAAGTATAACAAATCGCCTTTGAAAAATCCTCTGAAGTCTTCGGGCACAGCACGCTCGTATTCGTCAAATATACTTTTCATTTTAGCAGCGAAGGCTTGATAATCGGGGTTGTCTCTGTTCTTACCTCCGCTTCGTGACAGCAGCATGTCTTCCAGTGCTTCTCCTGACTTTACCTTGCCGTCATAGCCTTTGGCGCCCCATCCTGACTTGTCTGTAAGAATAAACTCACCGTCTTCGTTTCTACCAAATATTATTGCAGGCGAACCGTCCCACTTGATTGTGACTTTTTCGTGTCCTTTGCCTTCTAAACTGCGAAGTGCATTTAGAGCACGCACAGCGCCTTTTGAGCCTTCCCAGAACACAATATCTTCAGCGTGTTGTATTCGCGCTTCTGCTTCTGTGAGAACAAACTCAAAGTCTTGGGGCTGAAATATCTCTCTCAATCTCATAAGCCTGCCAACTCCCTAATTCTTTCTATCTGTTCGTTCTTCAAATCATCTGGCACACCTACATCCTGAACCTGTGAGTTGTTTTTAAAATCATCTAGAATTTTCGCTACTAAATCTTGAGGATAGTTTTTTTCTATTGCGGCTTTGAGACTTTCATAGGAGTTTAGATCTCTAGCAGAGTCTAATCCCAATGCGTCTGCTATTTCGTCTGCTGTCTTTTTTGGTTCGCCTATGATTTCGTTTTTGTTCTTTTTCGTATAACCTTCGCCTGACTTTTTTGGGACAGGTGTGCGCTTTACTCTTACTAGGCCTTCTGTGGGAGAAAACAGCCAGCGTTCTGTTTCAAGGGGTCTGCCGTCTTCTATGGTTTCTTCAGAATCTTCTCTCTCATAGTGTAGCGCAATAGAAGAAACAAGAATGTTTCGCAACACACCCTTGTATTTGGATTCGGATTCTTTTGGAGAGTGATAGTAGGTTTTCAACCATCCCGGGTCTCCTGGCATAAAATCTACTTGCACAAATCCTGTGCGTTCTCTGCCTTCCGGCTGTTTATTCGCATCATAGTTCTGTATCGGCACTTTGGTCATTATCACAGAACTTTTTGCTACTTCGTCAATGCCAGGTATGGATTTCAATTTCTCTACAAAGTCTGGAATGTCTTCTGGATCAATTTGGAGGGCTACATCGATGTCGCCAGAAAACTCTCGCTTGCCTACAGAGCCAAGTGTATTGTTCTTAAGGTCTATGCCAAGTTTGCTTTCTAGTGCGTCCAGCGTGGGTTCTATTTCATCTATGTGTATAGCACCCACGCCTGGCATTGCGCCGCCTTCTTTCAGTTTCATGCCTTGTTCTCTATTACTTTTTGAATACCACGCTTGAACTTTTTAGGATCACCGCTCTTGATTGAATTAAGAAAACGGCGCTCTAGTTCGTCTGCGGTTTCTTCATCGTAAACAGTGCCAATTCTTTCCAGTAGATTCGCAGCACTTTCTATAATGTTTGATGCGGTTGCTTCTATCTGTAGGTCTGTATCCTGGCGCTGGCCCAGTGAGTTTAGCTCTTGTAGGATACTTCTCGTGCGTTTTTTCATACGGCAACTCCAATGTAGTATTTATTGTAGAGAACAGTTAAATATATTATCAAACGAGGGCTTTAAAATGACGGCGATTTCCCAACTCAATTTCAAACAGCGTTCTGTGCTTTTTGCAAAAATATCTCAACTAGCATATTATACAGACAAAGCCACAAGAAAACAAGCAAAGCAACTTGGTTTTTCTGTGAGAAGATTCTACAATCTAGGCGAATCACAGGCCTATCTCTTAGAATCAGACACAGATATTGTCGTTGCCTGTAGAGGCACAGAACCAACAGCGTTCAAAGACATCCGTGCAGATCTAAATGCTTGGCCTGCGCCTTCAGAAACTGTCAGCAGAGTTCACGCAGGATTCAAAGGCTACGTTGATTATCTGTGGATGCAGGTAGAAAGAGACGTTTTAAAGTCAGACAAAAAACTATGGTTCACAGGTCATTCACTGGGAGGAGCAATGGCAACTCTTATGGCTTTCAGATGCGAACACTGCGAACAGTTGAGAGATCCAGAAGAACTATATACCTATGGTTCTCCCAGAGTAGGATGGCCCAAGTATGTAAAATCCTTCTCCTGTGTTCATCATCGCTGGGTTAATAACAACGACATAGTTGCTCGTGTGCCTTTCACCGTAATGGGATATCGTCATACTGGTGTAGAACATTACATAAATGCTTACGGCAATGTAAGAAAGCCAACAGGCTGGCAGAAATTTAAAGACAGAATGCGCGGACTATGGTTTGGTATTAAGAAGGGCAAGATAGATTCCTTTTCTGACCACGCAATAGGTCTTTACATTTACCACTGCGAAAGTTACGAGCGCGGACAGGAAAATCTTCAAGGCCTATCTGTCAAGTAGATTTTGTTTAAACTGATCGTAGCACTCTTCCCAAGTCCAATCAAGACTGGTTAGGTAGGTGGCGTATCTACTTACCTCCAGTGCTC